GGACGACCGTCCTCAATGGCTCCACGCCAGTAATCTATTTGTTTTTGCTTCAAACTATTTGCCTTTGCCGACCTTCTTCAAGTTGTCCGACCCTGCTGGTTTCGCTTTGACGCGAGTGCCTTTTTTACTACGGTTTTCTTTTGTCGTCGTTGGTGTTCCGTTAAAACCCTTCATAGCATTTTCTCCTGTTATGCCAGTGCGTAACGCCCTTTGCGTACGCCCCAGCCTTGTTCCATTATGTCAATGACTTCTTGTCCAGTGCCTTCATACGGCTGTTCATCTTCCGGCTTGTGCGGTCTGTATACGTGCATCATCGCATACCGCAATTCATCCGCTGCATGGTCTTCTGCGTGGGTGTCCAGATCTTCCGGATTTTTGTTGCTGCGTGGCAACGCCGGCATGGTTCGCATCAGTGCATCGTTCCAACCGTTAAAGCAGAAAAAGCGTTCCTTAATCAGCGCATCGTTAATTACGCGCCATCCGGTGATACGGTCGTTGGATGCTCTGGTTAGAAATAATCCATGCTCTGCAAACACATCTGCCGGCGAATGAGAAATAGCAGCCGACAACCGGCGCTTGGTAAACATAGAAGGATCGCAATAGATGGTCTGTGGGTAGCGGCCCTCTGTAAAAGGACAACTCTCGATCATCTTGCAAATATTGTCTGCATGCTGTGATGCACTGGCGTTGTCTTGGTAATACTCTGCAATGCGATAGACGTTGCCATCGTAGTCCACCGTGTATAGGCCAAAAGAAGTGAATGCCGCTTCGCCGTAGTCCATAGCGCCAAACAACGGCCAATGTTCGGGTATTTCGTAACTGTTGACCGCAATCTTCTTTTCGTTCCAGTTGGTGAAATATTGACCGACAAACGCATCCCAATCGCCTTCCAGCCATGCTTTCACCAGATGATCGTCACCTACACCCTTTAGCCGGTTTATGTAATTGGGGTCACGCTCTAACAAAATCTTGTTATCGGTGACAACCGAATGGATGTAAATGCGCTTCATACCGTCTTCGCCCTCAATCACCGTACCTTCCGGTGCAGGGTCGATAAAGTATTTTTTTAAGTTTTGGTGATTTGGCCCACCCGGGTTACCGGAACTAACAATCTTTTTGTCCGGAACATCAGCACCCCCTGACCGCAAACACGCTTTTAGCTTGTTATACGCCTTGAGGTCATTAAAAGAGCCTAACTCGTCAAAAGCTATGTAAGAAAAGCTCATGCCCTGATAGTGATCCGCATCAATTTCGTTTTCAATGTGCCGCAGTTTGAGTGTTGCACCATTTGGAAAGACCCATGTATGGCTTCCGACCTTGTATTCTGCATCCGGATAAAACTCTCGATACATCTTGCGCGTAAGGTCGATAATTTCGTCCAGTTCCGGGTAGGTTCTGCGAAACAACACGCCTTTCCAGTGTTCACCGTATTTTTCCACGCCCATGAGGAACATGTAACACAGAATAAAACTCTTACCCGACCCTCTACCGCCAGCAAAAAACAACTCGTCAACAAAGTTGCAGCGCACTGCTTTTTCTTGTGGGCCGGGTTGCGGTTTTAGGTTCATTTGGCCTTCACCTTTAGTTTTTTCGGCTTTTCCACCGGCACAAACTTCCAATGCCTGTTTTCGCGGTGTAAACTACCCCAATTATCCACGATTTTCTCACATCGAGAGTCCGTAGGGTAGATTTTCGGCCTGTATGTCTGCTCTTCCAGTATCATCCGACTGTTTCCTCAACAGTGAACTGCGCTTCAACCATCTGCTCGTTCTGTTTCAGCCATTCCTCGTAACTTTCTGCTACCGGCGGTGCGTTCAACGGCTTGACTTCCACCGTATGCTCAACCTGTAAGCGGTTATCGCCCACCTCTTCACGAATCTCTTTCAACACCTTCAACCGCAGCGCCACCCGCTTTTCAGGTATCTTGTTGTAAATCTCTTCCAGTGCCAGCACCCGATTCTTTCGCCAGGCTAACGGCACCTCGTCAAAATTCTTGCGATCTCGCTCCAGTGCCTCTTGCAGTGCTTCCTTGAACTCCGGCTTCTTACGCCATGCCGCCACCGTAGAGCGATTCACATCCAGTGTTCGCGCTACTTTCTCTCCGCATTTGTCCGGAGTCCACCGATCCAACACAATCAGTTGCACTGCTTGCTGCTGTAGTTCGCTTAACGCCATTATTCTTCCTCAAGCGTCGAACATTTGCGAATAAACACTGGATTTCGCGGGCCAGCGTATACACCGCCGATATTAAAATCAAAAAACTCTATTGCTTCACCATGCTCCATGCCATCGCGCTCCATCAGCACCTCAATCACCTTGTCGTAGTCGTAAGCCACCACACTGTCTTCACCAAAACGACTGCATACCCCCGTAATCGCCGCATCCAAACCATCCAAGACAATCGCACCCTCAACTTCCTCCATCACCGCCATCAGTAACTCCACAGTGCCGGACGCGGTACGTGAAACCCGTCACCCGGCCCGATAATGTCCAGATGCAAAAACCTTTTCGCTCCGGACTGCTGCACCCCTAACCCCGTAAACCCCAGCTTCACCGCTGCAAACAACACCTGGAAAGCAAACACCCTCTCACACGCCACATCCACCGCCTTGCCGCTGGTATGCGAACCGGTCGGTTTACCGTCTGCCAACTTCGCCGCTTCAATCGGATGATCCGGCGAACGATACCCCGACGTAATCACCAACGGCTTACCCACCGCCTCTCGCAGCTTTTGCAACTTATCCATCAACCCCTCATCCACCCGACACACCCCCGTTGCCGAACACTTCATCTCGTCAAACGAGAAATTCGGCCAGCGGTCTGAAGGCCATTCGGCCTGATGGAAGTCTCTTTGCATAGGCCAAAAATACCTAAGTGGCGATCACACAAGAGATACGCTTGTGCAGTACATGCACTTTTTTTACAAAAAATTTTCAGAGAGATAAAAAAAATTTGACAAACGGCTTTCACGAAGTTATGGTTGGGGGGGTAAGGGGGGGCAAACCGGTTAAACACGTCACCATTTAGAACCGGTTAAACCGGTGTACCCAGTGTACACGGTGTACCCCATGTACCCCATGTACTCAACCCTGAGAAACGTGTACCCCACCACCCAACCACCCATAGCAAAAACAAAACGTGTCACATATCACCCAATCACCCGATAACACGGTGACACAGTGTACCCAGTGTACACCCCTCAGCCACATTCGCCCACGATACAAGCTCACCGCGTCCAGCGTCACCCTTCGGGGCATGGTCACCGTGTCACGGATTGTCACAACTTGGTGCTGAGATGGACACGCATATGGACGGGTATATACGGGTTCGTTCGCTTTTGACGGCGCCCCTTGTCGCTTCACCTTGACCACTGGCCACAACCCAAAACGAACACAGAAAGACGCACACAAACCAAGACAAAATCAACCCAAAACAAGCCGACTATATTGCCAGTTATCGTCGGTTAGACGTTGACAAGATAAGACTATAGACAAGCGCATTGCTTGCATGTCGTCGCATTGTGGTTGCTATTATGATCGCGCTGAATTTGATTGATTCGGTTGAGATTGATTGCAAAGTCAAGCGTCAAGCAAGGACCAAGCAAGGCTCAGTCAGGCTCGCTCAGGATCGGCCAAGCAATCAGCGTCAAGCGTTACCCGCTCGCAATACGTCGCAATATGTCGCAAGCGTTAGCCGGTCGCACTACTCGCCACAATGCCGACAATGCACAAAAATAGACCCGTCAAGCGTCAATGCTCAACGGGTCTAAACTTTGTGACTCTGTAGCTTTGTTAGGCTAACTCCTCGTCGTAAATATCCGACGCATACCACAAGCCGAATGCGTTGTCATTCCATGCCCAACAGGTCGACACGGCTTCAGATACTTTGATCTTCCAGCCGTTGTCCATTATTGCCCAACATGGTCTGTCTGTTGTGCAGTATTCGTTGAGTAAGTCTTCCATTTCTCTTTGTAATTCGAGGTTGTATTCTTCATATGCCGAAAAGTCTATTGTTTCAATGTTTTCTTGGAACAGGTAAACCTCGCCATGACTTGGTAGTTTTTCTTTAGGCACTC